CCTGGTCCCCGAAGCAGCCGCAGCCGCCCCAATCCAGGAAGTTGCAGTCCTTCCGGTCGCGCTCCCGTAGCTGTTTCAGCGTCAGGGTCCTAGTCTCACCGTTCCGTCGGTCACGCAGGATGGACACGTCGCCCAACAGGTCGCGCATTTCCTGTTCCTTGCCCTCGACCTCGGCGTACTTGTCGGGAAGTTCCCGCAACAGGTGCAGGAAATGGGCCTGTCCGGCCTTGATGCAGAATCCGCCGCAGTTGTTGTGGGGGAACCCGAGCGAATACAGCTCCGGCGGCTCGATCCTGTCGCGCCTGCACTCGGAGATCATGTCCGCCTTGGTCGTGGCGGGCTCGTCCATGAGGGGCGACTCGACATGGAATGGGCTCCAGTACCGCTTGCTGCGGACAAGCCTGTGCCGTTCGTCGGCAGACAGGCCCAGGTACAGCACGGTGGAGGAGGGATCGCAGTTGTCGTTGACCCACTTCTTCGCCATGTCCCGCTTTAGGATCTTGGAGCACGGGTCGGCCCTGGTGTTGCCCAGGAACCTGACGTCCTTGAACACTTCCCACGGCGTACGTCCGTCCGCGATCCTGGTCAGGGGCACTCCCAGGCTGGCCGCGGCTTCATCCAGGAACCTGTACAGGTCCTCATGCTCGTACATCGTGTCGGTGAACAGCAGCTTGCAGGCGGCAGGGCCGTGGACGGCCACGACGCGCTTGGCGGTCACATAGGAAGCGATGCCTCCGGAGAAGAAGATGACGTGGATCACTTCTTCCCGGCCTTCTTGGCGGCGGCCGCGGCCTTCTTGGCCTGCTCTTGCTTGACCTGGCTACGCATACCCCACGGGTGCGACTTCTTGGGCTTCACGGCGGTCATCGGGCGGCCTCCTTCAGCAGCTCGTCCTTCTGCTTGGTCAGGACCTGGATGTGTCCCTGGTACTTGTCGCGCTGGTAGGCCAGTTGCTCCACGGTTTCGCAGAGCCGCGAGATCAGGTCTGCATTCTCCGGGTCGTCGCAGTCGGCGGCCGCCCTGGCGTCGGCCACAAGCCTACGGATGTCGGCGTCGTTCCGGAGGACCAGGGCCTTTCCGTCGGCCAGGATGAAGATGGGATCTTGCTTGCTCTCCCGCCGCGGCGTGAAGATGAGCCAGCCCAGGACGCCTCCGATGGCCATGCAGAAAGTGACGGCCGCCAGCTTGGACAGGTAGTCGATCACGGCTTCACCCCGCAGCAGCTCATCTTCCGGACCGCGGCAATCTCGATTCGCAGCTCGGAGCACTTGTCCTGTAGGCGGGTCACGTCGTCGCGGACCACGGTGAGCTCATCGAGCGCGGACCTACACGCTTGCCGCAGGGCCAGGGACAGGTTGGTGTCCTCCGTGGCGCGGTGAAGCACGGACTGCCAGTCTTTCCATTCCTTCGGATCCATCGGTCCTCCAGGACCCCGATCACTTCTTCTTGGCGGGCTTCTTCTTCTCGGGGAGCCGCTTGCCCTTCGGAGTCTCCTTCTCCCACCGCTCGGCAATCTCGGGGTGCTGCGAGTGCATGAACCGCCTCTGGGCCTTGCTCTTGAACGGCATGGGGGACTCCTGGCTCCTCCAGGCTGCCCCCCTCCCGGATCGGACGGGAGGGGGACGGGGCCCTGGGGGAAAAGATGAACTGCATCCTAGCGGGGTGTCTATACGCGCGCAAGCAGCGCGGCGAAGAAATCCCGGTTTCGGGAGAAGGTGTCTCCCAGCCCCGTCTCCAGAGCCCTGATTTGCTCCTCCTGTAGACCGATGCCGTTGAGGTCGTTTATCGCCTCTAGGACTTCATGCAGAAGAGTCCTGGCCTGGAGCGCATCGCTACAGGAGGAGTTGATCGTGATGGATGGAACGGGGCCCTGTTGCCAGAACCCGAACAGTATTTCATCCTGTGATTCAGAAATGGGCTCGAAATGGACGGAGACGTCCAGACCCATGATGTTGAGACTCTGCGCCACGAAACCCCCCCTCCCCCAAAGGTTATCTCTTGGATATCTACAGCTATCTCCGGTTTGTTCCTCATTACTGTGGAACCACACCACGGGGATACCTTTAGAAGTCTTATCTACAGTCTGTAGAAGAGTTTAGGTACACCTAGGTATACCTAGGTAATCCTAGGTCTACCATAGAGACACTACATATCCCTTCCTTGGTCTTTCCCGAAGGGGGGATTCTTGGTCTTTCCCGGAGGGGAAGGTCGGGGTCGTCGTCCTAGGAAGTGACTGGTAAGGCAGTCGCTTTCTGTTGTCTATCTCTTTGCTATCTCTTGCCCGTCCAGGATTCCGGTCTTGGTTCGTCGGGCTTGTCGATCAGACGTCCCTCCATGAACCGCCGCAGCCACCTGTCCTGGGCCTCGGCACGGGCCGTCTGGATCCGTTCGTCGGCGTCCTGGGCCATCTGCTCGGTCCAGTAGGCCACGGCTATGGCCAGGGCGTCGAGCCTGTCGTCGTGGATCAGGGCGCCCTTGGCACGGACGACGCGGCTGATCTGGTAGAACAGGCTGTAGTGGATGCTGCGCTCGGTCGCCTTGGCCGACTCGTAGTCGCGCTGGATGACCCTGGAATCGACCACCAGCCTGTGCTGGTTCATCACGGGCTCCAGGGTGTCGATGATCCGCTTCTCCTTCTGCACCGAGTGGCGGACCTCCTCGATGAAGCAGTTGTGGCCTGCCCGGAGATGGGGCTTCAAGAGCTCGGTGAACATTCCGTCACCGAAGTTGGACTCCACGACGATGTGGTTGACCTTGTTCCGGCGGGCGATGTCCACCAGCTCCTTCATCGTGCGCTCCTCGTAGCCGCCCGGGACGCCCCCGGCCTCGGTGACGTGCAGGAAGCCGTTGAGCATCTTCACGACCGCGTAGGCCGTCTCGTCGGAACCGCGGCCGGAGGGGTCGATGGACATGACCGAGCCGTTGTACGGCTTGGGGGCGTTGGCGTCGATGGCGGCCACCGCCCTGTACCAGCGGTCGCCGTTCAGCCCGACGCAGGGAAGGTCCGTGCAGGGCCTGTCCTTGCCCCAGACCAGCTTCTCCGGGGCCGTGTCGGTGTCGCATTCGGTGACGATGATGTCCGACAGGCGCAGCGGGTAGCGGTCCAGGTCGGACAGCGACGTGTCCAGCATGAACTGGAGCGCGAATCCCGAGCGCCCGAAGCTCATCTCGCGCTCCATCAGGTCGATCTCGGAGAACCGACGGGGATCCGTGGGCTTCCCGACGAGCGCCGGGTCCTTGTCGAGCCGCTGGGCGATGACCGGGGCCAGCTTGGTCCCGTACGCCTCCCGCAGCTTGGCGTCGGGGAAGCGGGCGGGCCAGATCCTGACCTCGTAGCCACGCTCCGGCAGGGCCGCGTACAGCGATGCCTCGGTCTGCGGGGTCCCCAGGTAGACGACGCGGCCGTCCGGCTTGAGGACCGCATCGAACTCCTTGACGCTCTCGGCCAGCTTGTCCCGCATCATCTGGGTCAGGCTGTTGTTCGCGCTCTCGACGTCATCCGCGACGATCAGGTCGGCGCGGCTGCCCGTGATCTGGCTGGTGATGCCCTTGCTGACCACGCTCGGGCTCTGGCTCGGCGGCGCCATGCCGACGTCGAACGCGATCTTCGACTTCCGCTGGTCCTCGCGCGGCCGTAGGTGCGCCAGGATGTCCATGCCCTCGATGATCCGGAGCGTGAACGTGGTGAAGTCGTCGGCCCGCTGCTTGCTGCTGCTGACCACCAGGATGTTCTTGCTCGGGTCGAGCAGGAGCTGGTGGATGACGAAGGCCGAAGTCACGAAACTTTTGCCTACGCCGCGGAATGCCTCGATGACGCACCGCTTTGGACCGTTCTGTAGGTAAGCCGCCAGGTCGTACTGGATCGGGGTGGGCTCGGGCAAGCCCAGGTGCTGCCAGGTCAGCCACAGGAAGTTCCGAAAGTCCTTGAGCCGCGGGTCGATTTCTGGTTGCTTCATTGTTCCAGCCACGACGATGGCCCGCCCAGGCGTTCCGTGCGTTCAGACGGGTATCCGTAGGGTCCGGATTCGGACGTCTGTAATCGAATCCTAGACGGCTTCCTGGGCATTCTCGAAAGGCATTGTTTCTGAAAGACGCAGGATGGGAGTTCCCGAGTTGGGAAGCGCGTTGATGTTGTTGTCCTTGAGCAGTTGCCGGGCGACACCCAGGTCTGCCGCGGTCGCCTCGCCTGCCTCGATCTTGTCGATCAGGTTCTGCGTCAACAGGTCGTGCAGGCGCTGGAGGAGTTCCGGGTTGGTCATGTGGATGCGATGTGAGTGAAGGTGTCGAGGACGGTGTTGGCGCTGCTGACGTTCTGCACTTCGAACGTGTATACGACGTCGGTGTCGCAGTTGGTCACAACGAATCCGATGTGCTGGTTGTTGGACACGGTGACTGCGTTGGAAACCCTGTTTCCGGCGGTTCCCGTGATTGTCAGCAGAGTCCACGTTCCCGGGCTGGTGTTGTAGTCGTTTATGGCCAGAGCCGACGAGCTCAACTTGTACCTGACCGTTGGGGTTCCAGAAAGTCCCGTTGTCGTGTCGCGTAGCCTTACGTCGATGGTGTTGGTGATCCCGGCGATCTGGCCTGTGTTGTTGGGTAGGTTCCCAAACGGGTCGAACACAAAGAACTCCGTGTTCGCCCAATTGACCGCGTTGGGAGTCACGTCGGTCCCTGCCTGCTTGACCCCGAGCGGTGCGTCGAGGGTCGCATTCAGCGTCAGGTTGAGGGGAGCGGTAAGCCCGCCGACCAGGCTCTTGTAGAAGATCAGCGTTGGCATTTGGATTCCATGTTCAGATCACTTCCGCGGTGTCCATGCGCGCGCTCCAGCGGACCGTGGTTCCCGCCGCGCCCGTGACGCGGATGCGGATGTTGGCTCCGGTGGCATCGACTGCGACGGTCCATGTCGGAGAACCCGAGTTTCCCAGGGCCGTGACCGTGGGCGTACCCATGACCGACGTGGCTCCCGCCGCGTTCGTCGCGGCTCCCTGGATGATCCATGCCGCCGCGTTGGTCGATGCGTTCTGGCGCGCCGACACAAGAGCGCGGAACGACCACGTTCCACCTGTCGGAAGGGAGATCGCCGCCGCGTTCGCGGTCATCGTGGTGGCAGTCGCGTCCGTGGTCTGCGCCTTGAGGACGAACACGCTCGTCTGGCAGTCTCCGCGCACGGCGAACTGCTCGTGGGCATGGGCGTGCTGGAACGCGTTTGTCGCGTTGGCGTGGCGTCCGGATGCCAGCGACCAGAGGCCCTGCGCGTGGTTGTTCCATCCGCCAAGTACGGTGGCTCCCCACGCATACGCGGTGGTTCCCGCCTCGTTCGACAGTCCTCCCAGGATCGAGCAGTATGATCCCCAATCGTTCGATGCGTTTCCGATGGTGTTGGACGTGCCCGCCGCGATCACCGCATACTGCGATTTGTTCACGGTGTTCGTCGCTCCGCCTCCGATGAACGAGAATCCCTCGTTTGTGTACCCTGCCGTGGCTCCAGATCCCGTCGCGCTGCCCTTCGAGATGGTGTTGTTCGCGCCGCCGACGATGGCTCCGTGGTGGCCGAGCACCTTGTTCGTCTCGCCGCCTCCGATGAATCCGTAGTCCGCTCCGACGGCGTTTCCGTAGCCTCCGACAATCGCGGCTTTGGATCCCCTGTACGAGACTTCGTTGGTTCCTCCGATGATGACGGACGCGAAGATGGCGTTGCCGAATCCGCCGACGATCACGTTGTCCACGCCGTTGTGGACGTAGTGGTATCCGCCGCCGCCGATGAACGAGTGGTTCGGGTAGGTTCCCGACGGGGATTCCGTGGGGATGGCGACGACGTTGGCGGCGTCCTTGTCGGACGTGTTCAGCGGTCGCCTGACTCGGTGGTGCGCCCCGCCTGCAATCGTGCTGGCCAGTCCGCTGTCGAACGCGTTGGTGGCGGTTGGGCGCCCGATGATGTTGTCGTACCCGCCCGAGATCGTCCTCACGATTCCGCCTGTGCCCGCGGTCAGGCTGGCATTTCCGAACATCTGGTTGGGCTGCGCCGAGTTTCCGCCGCCCGAGATCGTGTTCGCCCAGACGTTGCTGTCCGTGCTGGCTCCCTCGATGGAGTTCGTCGGGCTGTTGAAGATGTAGTTCGGCTGCGTCTGCGTCGTCGCTGCGACGTTGATTCCCTGGATTCCCGATGGAAACGAGAGTGGGCCGGAAAGTCCCGTGCTGAATGACGACATGGGCTAGTCCTTACTGCGTGATGAAGATGGTGTTGTTGCCGCCGGGCGTCGTGATGTTGGCGCGCATGAACGGGAACATGGCGACATGGGCCCCGCGCGTGGTCGAGTTGAGGGTCACGACGTCGATGAAGTTGGTGTTGTCGCAGCTTCCCTGGATGAGAACGGACGCAGCGCCTCCTACGAACTGGAGGTTTCCGGTCGTGTTGGGGAAGTTCCAGAATGGGACGGAAGCCTGCGCTCCCGAGCCAGAGCCCGAATACAAGGTCTTGAGAATCATGGTGTGCCTTCAGCGGTTGAATGGGATCATCTTTACAACGAATCCCGCGATGAGCGAGATCACGGCAGCCGCACCGAGCAGCCACGCCTTGCTTTGTTCGAGATGGCGGACACGCTCCTCCATCCTCTTCAGTTCCTGCTCCTGTAGGCGGAGCGACGTCATCATCGCGTCCATCTTGCCCTCAAGTCGGCCCAACGCGATCAAGACCTCCTCGTTCACGGCGTGTACTCCGTCGCCTTGATGATGTAGCTGGTCGTTCCTCCGGACGAAGGAGCGGTGATGCTGGGCAGGGTGAAGTTCGCCCCGGAGCCGCCGAACGAATAGGCGATCCTGGTGAACAGCGCCGCGTATGTCGTCGTGCTGACCGATGCTCCGTTGCACAGGAGCCATCCCTTCGGAGCCGTGCTGCCCGGAATGAGCTTGATGTCCCCGACGGCGAACAGTTGGTCCGTGTAGGCACGGATCTCGGAAAGGTTGTTCGCGGTCTTGAGCAATCCCGTGGATTGATCGGCGGTGACGGTGTTGAGGGGCATGGGGTTTCTCCGTTACGCGGTCCGGACGAGGACACCGATGAACACGGTCGAGTTCGTAGCTAGACCTGTGTTGTTGGTAAGCGATGTTCCCGTATTCGTGACGTTTGCCGCGGCAAAGTTGTTGGTTCCGGAAACCCATCCGGTCCACGTCTGCCCGGCAGGGCTTGCAAGCGTGGCCAGGCCGCCTGCCGCAATGGTGAACGTGCCGCTGGTCGTGGTCCCGACCGCCTGCACTACCACGCTTCCGCCGCTGGCCATGATGACCGCGACCTGTCCGATGCGGGTCGAATCGACGTAGCCTTTAGTCGATGCGTCCGTCGATGCGGTCGGAGTCGCCAGGTTGGTGAGCTTGTAGTTGCCGAACCCGAAGTCGGCCGTGGGCGCGGTGAACGCCGAGATCGAGTTGGCGTTCAGCGCCGTGGTCAGGTTGGTGATGTTGAGATTGCCGCTGGCGTCGGCATGGAGCATCCGGTACGCGCCTGTCCCCGACGACGTGAACCCGGTCGCCTTGAGTTGCGCGTAGGAAACCGATCCATTGGCGATCTTCGTCCCGTCGATGGCGCCCGTGGCGATCTTTGCCGCGGTCACGTTCGCGTCCAGGATCTTGGCGGTCGTCACAGAATCCGCGGCGATCTTGGCTGCCGTAACTGAATCCGCGGCGATCTTGGCCGCCGTCACCGAATCGGTGGCAAGCTTGGCGTCCGTAACGGCATTGGCGGCGATCTTGTCCGTCGTCACCGAATCGGTGGCAAGCTTGGCCGCGGTCACGTTCGCATCCAGGATCTTTGCCGTCTCGACCGCTCCCGTGGCCAGGTACTGCGCCGTCACCGACGAGTTGGGAAGCACGTCGAGCGCGCTGCGGGCAACGCCGAAGTTCCGGATGATGATGTTGTTGGTCCCCGCTCCCGGGACTCCGCCGATGAACTCGATGCGGTAGACGCCGCTGGCCTGTCCGATGGTGTAGTTGACGGCGGGGCGCTGGAGGACGCCGTTGACTTCCACCAGGAACATCGCCGGGTCCGTGCAGGACGGGACGGGATTCGTCAGGTCGAAGTTCGCCGTGATTCCGTTTCCGGATGCCGTCCATGACTGCGGGACCGTGTACGCGCCAAACAGCGAGATGCTATCGACGTACTGCTTGGTCGCGGCGTCGGTCAGGTTCACCGGGACGTCCACGCGCTCGATGCGCTTCGCCTGCGCGTCCCATGCCTTTCCCGTGTCGTTGAGCGCGATGCCGCCGTCGCCCGTGTCGTACGCCTCCTGCGCGATGAACAGGTTCTGCTTCTGCGCGTTGTTCAGATCGGCCGCCGTCAGCACCGACGCATCGCTGAACGTCACCTGTAGTCCGGCGACCGTGTTCGGCGTCACGCGGCGGATCTCGACGTAATCGCCGTTCGACGGGATGTTGCCCGCGGTGAACGTGATCGTCTTGGCCGTGGTGTCGATGGTGTACTCGGTCGTGACCGTCTTTGGCCCGATGTTGTTCACGTACACCTTGATGTGCGTGGTGGACAGATAGCCGTCGATCTGCGCCCAACTGAAATTCGCCGTCGATCCGTTGGCCGTGTGTGCCTGGAATGAGTTAGCCATCATCTACCTCGGCTGTATTGAAGAAGCTCTGCGAAGGGCTTTCCGCTCCGTGCGCCGATCACGGTTGCCCGCCTGTTCCGTTCGGCTTCCATAAGGTCTGGGAACTCGCGGGCCGTCTCGCGGAACGCCGCGTCACGGTACTGCGAGATCAGCTTCCGCAGCGCGGCCACGCGCGGGGACTCGTATCCGGGGACTCCGGTTGGGTCGAGCGCCTGGTACGTCGGGCTCTGGATCGCCTGCTCCATGCTCTCGCGCAGGGTCCGGCCGTTGAGCCGCACCTTTCCGGTGAGCTCCTGCCACCTGTCGTACGACGTCTGGCCCTTGCGGTTGACGAAGGTGCGGAGATCGACGTCGTTCCGCATCGACCGCGGCGGGGTGAAGCCCGCCCCGAGCGCGGCCAGCTCGTTCTCGATGATGGCCGACTTCTTCGACTGCGAGAAGGCGAACGGCCACGCGGGAGGCAGCAGGCCGATGCGGTCCGGCTTGCGGATGACCTCGCCCATGACGTCGCGGCGCGGAGCCACCTTCTCGGCAAGGCCGGGAATCCTGGCCCGGACCGCATCGGAGATCGTCTGCACGTCGCGCATCGCCGTGTCCTCGAAGAACAGCTCGTTCGACTGCGAGGACAGCGACGGGATGAACGAGGCGACGAACGTGTTGACGTACTGCGCTCCGTTGCGCTCCGCGTCGGAGATGGCGTTCGACGCGTTGACCAGGCCCGTCAGGTAGGTCTTGTTGGCGATGTTGTTGGCGATGGCCGCGGTGAGCCCCATCAGCGTCGTCTCGATGACGCCGCGCTGCTCCTCGTCGCCGCGTACGTACGCTTCGTGGAGATCCGCGGCCATGCCGAAGAACGTGGCGAACGGATCGAGCTTCCTGTAGCTGATGTAGGTGTTGCCGACCTTGATCGAGTAGGGCTGCCATCCCGCCTTCATCATGTAGGCGCGCTCCTCGGGATCCTTCGGTCCGGATCCGGTGATCGTGCCGTTCATCGCCATCATCAGCGCGGACACGGTGATGATCGAGCCTCCGGCCATGCGTCCGGCGGCCGCCGCACGGACGACCGGATCGGCGCTGGCCATGTCGCGGCTGAACCGTGTGCTCACGTCCCGCAGTCCCGGAGTCGCGTACATCACGCCGTTGATCGGCAGGCGCTGCCCGAAGAACAGCGCCAGGTTGGTCGGTGTGCGAACGAAGGGGACGAGAATACGCATCGAGGGATGCTGCGCCACGATGTTCTGGATCTTCGCGCTGATTCCCTCAAGGCCCGGACGGTCGCGGCGAAGCGGCGTGGTGAACGTGGCCTCGCGCGAGATGTCACGGGCGCGGGCCGCCAGCGCGCCCTGGTTCGGGTTCCACTCGCGCTGGACATACTCGCGCACGAACTGAAGGTGCTCGGCGCTGTTCTCCGTGAACGTCCCGGCCTGGATCTCCCGGCGCGCCGCGTTGTTGGCGTCCGCCCTGATCTTCTGCTGCGAGTACATCTGCCCCTGATCGACCATGCGCTGAAAGTTCGTCTCGACCCATGCGCCCATCTGGTCGCGCGGAAGTCGTCCCGCGGCCGCCTCGGTCATCGCGTCGGCCATGAGCCCCGCCTTGACCGTGGCCCGGTAGTTGAGCTGCTTGAAGAACTCGTCGGTCGCCTGTAGCGCGGAGCTCGGGGCGTTGACCACGGTTCCAATCATGTTGACGAACGAGCCGAGCATCGTGTTGTCGTGCATCCGCATCGAGGCCGCGGAGATCGCGCGGTTCCGCTGCGTGGCCTGGCCCGTCAACAGGTTGGTTCCCGCCAGGTCGAGGATGTTGTCGCCCGTCCGCAGGGTGATGCCAGCGTAGTGCAGCGCGTCCCTGACCTCGGTGAACAGCGCGCCGTACCGCATCAGCGACTCGCGCATCAGCGGCATATTGCGGGTGAGCGATGCGCCGAGCGCCTGCTCAAGAGGAAGGTACAGCGAGGCCACGGAGTTCGACGTGATGTTCGTGGCGAACGTGATCGGACCGGACAGGATGCTGTTCATCCAGTATTCGGTCAGGACGTTCACGACGCCGTGGCGTCCCCCGTTGGTCGCGCGGATCGCCCCGGCGACTCCGCCGCGGGCCTCGGCCGCCTGGGAGACGCGGGCCATCGCCATCACGGCATCGCGCCCGCCCGCCGCCTCGATGATGTCAGTCACCATCGCGGGGTCGTTCAGCATCGACTCGTCCACCAGGCGGACAGCGATGGCGCCGTTGCCGGGGATGATGTTCTGCGCGTTGAGGCCGCGGCCGATGGTCGCCTGGTTGCGCTTTACGTGCTCAAGCAGCACGTCGTACCGCTGCTGGAGCGCGACGAACCTGGCGATGTCCACGTCGCTGTTGCTCTGCATCATCAGGTCGCGCGAACGGATCAGGTCGGTTCCCGTCTCCGACAGCGCCATACGCATCGCCATGTGGCGCGACACGAAGCCCTGGAGCGCGTCCTCGTTCGCCCGCAGCGCGTTGTTCAGCTCGGGCAGGGTGCGGTATCCCGTGAAGTCCGCCACTTGCATGAGCTCGCGCTCACCCGCGGCGATCATCTCCTCGCGCGTCATCGTGTTGATGGCCACGCGTCCGTCGGCCTCAAGCTCCTGGACGCGGATGTCGATGAAGTCGCGGACTTCCTGCGCCGTGCTGGTGCGCGCGATGTTGATGGGCCGCTGCGGTGGCTGGCCTCCAAGCGGCTGGCGCAGCGGCTGGGGAAGCGGTGCGCCCTGGCCCTGGAAGGCGGACTGGAACATGGTGTCCGGTCCCTGCGTCGGAGCCCTGTTCTCCAGGGCCTTGATCTGGTTCTCATCGAACACGACGTACTCGGGCTGCCGCCAGTCGCCTTCGTGAAGTCCGATCACGCCGTCGTATCCCTTTGCCTTCAGCCAGGCGTTGAACTCCGAAAGCTCTTGTTCGCCCCACATACTCATGCGGACGTCTACAAGCATGGATGCATCTTCCCACCCATCCTCGGCCATTTCTTTCTGCTCCGCTTTGGTTGCCTTGCGGTATGACTTCCAGTTTTCCGGAGTGTCCTGATTGACTGAACGATCTCCGAACTTCGACCTGTCCAGATCGTTCTCAAACTGGTAGAGGAGCTTTAGGTTCTTGTCGTTCTCGACATAGAACGGCTTCCTCATGTTGAGGATGTATGCTCCGACGTTCTCTCCGTAATCCGGAGCCCGTCCTTCGTCGGCGGTGAAGTAGAAGCCCTTTCCGAACTGGCCGGGACGCTGCTTTGATTTGTCGAACACGCGGATCGGCGCCGGAGCATCGCTGGCGTGGTAGACGACCATCGGAGAAGCGCCGTCATCGGTCCACAACACGCTGTCCTTCGCCCACTCCAGCTGCTCCGGGCTGAAGTCGGTCTTTGCCGACTGGAACAGCGTCATCGTCTGCGGCGCCTTCTTCGCCGGGCCCGTCCCTCCGAACACCCGCTGCTCCGCGCTCAAGTCGAGCTTGTTCCAGTCGCGGTACACGGTGGATTCCACCAGGATCTCGCCCTCGGTGCGGGCCGCCTGCGCTGCCTGGTAGTCGCGGAACATATACGACCTACGGTTGTCTAGGTCGTCCCTTACCTTCTGCATCCAGTTGCCGAACGTGGCATCGACCGACACCGCGTCCTTGCGGACAAGACCGCCCATGCCGATCATGTCCAGCATCGAGTCGCGGCGCTTCTTCGCCATGCGGTAGTCGGCGTCCATGATCTCGCGCGCGATGCGGTCGAACGTGCCCTGGCCTGCCGTGGCCTTGATGCTGACCATCGCGTTGTGCAGCGCGTACCGCGCGTAGCCCAGGAAGCTCCGCGTGTTCTCCTGGATGTCGAGCTGCTTCCACAGCTTCGTCTGCAAGCCGACGGCCAGGAACTCGTCAAGGTTGGTCAGCGAGTACAGCTCTTCGTAGCGGTTCGGGTTCTTGTTCATCCATTGGACGAGCTGCTTGAACTCGTCCGTTCCAGGCTTGGCCCGCGGGTCGATGCCCTCAAGACGAATGAACTTCTGGTAGGCGCGCGTGTAGTCGGACTTGAGAAGGTTCAGCACTTCGTCCGGCATGAACGAAGTCAGCGCGTGGACCCATTCGTGCGACCACGTTTCACGGACCTTCGTTCCCTTCATCCAGTCGGACGCGATGCTGACGATGTTCGATCCGCGGTTGTACGTTCCCAAAGTGACGCCGCCGAACTGCGACTTTCCAAGGCTGGTCGCCTTGCGGAACCGGACTCCCTGCGCGTCGAGCACGTCGTCCGGAAGGTTCCGGATGAACTTCTCCATCGCGTCGGCGTCGGCTCGTCCGAGCGAACCCTGGTTGACCTCGCGGCGAACGCGGTCCAGCACCTCTTCGCGCCCGCGCTTGACGGGGTACGCCGGATCGCTGGTGGGAGGCATCTTTGCCTTCTTGCTCTGGTACAGCGTCGGCTCGTCGTACAGGGACTCGAACGCCTGCACGGACTGCTGCTCGTCAAGCTTCTGCTCCAGGACGGCCTGCATCGTCCGGTACAGCCGTCCCGATCCCGGGATGACCAGGCCCTTGCGCTTGGCTCCGACGAACGCGCGGATGGCGTCATCCGTGGTCACGGGGCCGCGCGACATCAGTTTGTTCATCACACGGCGGACCTCCGGATTGATCTCCAGGCGGTTCGGAACTCCACCGGAAGCCGCGTACCGCTCGGGGTCAGCCTGCCGGAGAAGATCATCGGCGTCGAGACGGGTGTAGACGGCGCGCATGAAGTCGGCCGCACGGTCCATGACCGCCGCGACCTTCGCGTTGGGAGCGATGCCGTCCCAGGTGAACCGCTCGAACAGCGCGGCCCACCGCTCTTCCGAAAGCACGTCCCAAACTCCCTCGCGGACACCGACGAAATCCTCGATGACCTTGATGTCCATGTCGGTGATTCCGAAGCGGTGCTCGGGGGCGATGGCCCGGTCGAGCAGTCGCCTGCGGACGACGTGGGAAACCTCATGCACCGGACTGCTGCGGTCCGCGGTCTTGAAGAACGTGATGAGGGTCTGCCCGTCCTCCTTGAACGTGACCGACGCGCGCCGCGGCTGGCCTGCTTCGTCAACAAGCTCCTCCGCCGAACGGACGAACGCCAGGTTCTTCCGCGACATTCCCGTCGCGTCGATGACCGCGTTGACGACCTCGGCCTCGTCGGCGGTGACACCAAGGCTGCCCATGATCTGCTCACGCTGTTCGCGGCGGATCGTCATGTGCTCCGCGAACATGGCCGCATTCGCGTCCGACCCGATGCGGCTTGCGCGCATTCCGGCTCGGATGACGCGCGCGGATCCAATGATGGACTCGACGGCTCCGGAGAACAGCGCGCCCTCCAGGGCGTTCTTGAACTTGCCCTCCAGGAACGTGTCGTCCTCGTCCGCCGCCATGTACTGCGTCAGCGAGTTGTTGAGAAGCGGGTTGTCGAATGTGGTCAGGAAGTTCGACAGGCGCTGCGCGTGTGACTCGAACGCCAGCGTGTCCGCGATGGCCCCGGCCGCGACTCCCGTTGCACCCGCCTTTACCATCTCGATGCCGCGTCCGGCCGCGGCCAGGCCGATGGCGCGCGCGCGCTGGCCCGCGGCGGCAGCGATGACCGCTTCCTCGCCAAGAGCCGCCGTGGCTGCCGTTCCGTATCCGGCAAGACCGACCGCCTTCGTGGTGGCCTTGACGGCCTTCATGCCCGCGCCGAACGGAATGTAAATCTGCGCGACCGTCTCCGCGATGGATCCGGGAATCGTCTGCGAATGGCCGCGCCACGCCTCGACGCCGAACGCGGCCTCGCGCTCGTCGTTTCCGATGATTCCGCCCGTTCCGTAGTACAGCATCTGCGAGATCGAGTCGGCGGCTCCCCAGACGCCGCGGGGGATGCCCTTCGCAACGTCGGACACCGTTCCCCAGAAACCTGACACGTTCTCCTCGACGCCTGCGGCCGCCTGCGAAGGTCCGCGGCCGAACGGTGAGATAGGCGCGCTCTCGATGGCCGACCGTCGGTCTGCGTACGAGTTCCAGATGTCGTCCACGCTCTGTAGTCGGCTCATGGGTTCTCTGTCTCTCCGAGATTCGTCTCTAGGTTGTAGCGGAGCAGATCGACGGCATCGACCGGGCTGATGTCGAACGGCAGCGCGTCAAGGTATTCCGCGAATGGTCCGGACTGCGACTGTACGTACTGTCCATAAGCGGCCCGCAGCTTCGACG